GTCGCAGCCCGGATACTCGCGGGTCATCCGCTCCGGCGGCTGGTAGTCGCCACGCACGGCGACCTCGTAGTCGCCGACCCAAACGGTCAATTGCTTGTTCATGGTGTTGCGCTCCTTCATGCGGCCAGGCCGACTGCAATCGGCTAGGCCAGGGGTGGTGTGTGTGTTCTGGTGCCAATCGGACACCGTGGAGCCCCAGCGATGGGGCTCGGCGTTGTCGACTGTGTAAAGGTCGGAGACTTGTGCATGCGCCGCTGGATCAGCGGGTCTACCTGCTCACGTCGGGCCCGGTAGGGGTAGGTGGGTGCCCGGTTCGGTCGTCGTCAGGTAAGCCGCAGGGGATGCGGTGTCCAGGTGGCGTTTAGCGCGGTTTCGGGGGTCTCAGTCCCCGGCAGAGCCAGCCCCCCGGGTGTACCAGGGGTTTGCATACCAATCGAGGGAAGGCGGCCGCCGCGGCTGAAGACACAGATTCGGTCTGATGCGCGGGTCCGGCCTGCCCCGTAGGGTCTGGCACTGCTCTAGTTTTTAAAGATCGGGTAACCCTGGGCCGTAGTCACCAGGGAGCCCCATTCTAACCGGAACCGGCTAACCGAACAAGGGCAAATGGTAGGGAAAACCCTAGTTTTCCCGGTTCTCAGCCGGTAAAAACCCCGAAAATGGCTGCAATTTCACCAAAAATGGACCAAAAACTGGGCAATTTGCCCATTTAAGGCCAGCCGGAACCGGTTCCGTGGTACAGATAGCCGGTTTTCCTGATATAGGCACGCGAATGGGCGAATTCAGACCATCAGAAGAGGTGATCGCGGAAGTGCGCGAGCAGACCGACACGGTTCTGCTGTCGTTCAGCTGCGGGAAGGACTCGATTGCGGCGGCGCTGGCGCTGCGCGGGAAGTTCAAGCGGGTGATCCCGTACTTCCTGTATCGAATCCCGGGGCTCGAGATCAACGAGGAGGCGCTGGCCTACTTCGAGCGGAAACTGTTCGACGGGCAGCACATCATCCGGCTACCTCACCCGGCGCTGTTCCGGCAGTTGAACGCGCTGATGTTCCAACCGCCAGAGCGGTGCGAGATCATCGAGCGCGCAGGCTTCCCGAGCGTGTCCTACAAGGACATCAACAGCTGGCTGCGCGAGGACAACGGGATGGACCCCGTGAAGGGCTTTTGCGCCACCGGGGTGCGCGCGGCCGACTCGCCGCTGCGCCGGATGCACTTCATCAAGAACGGCCCGATCAACTGGTCCGACGGCATGTTCTACCCGGTCTACGACTGGAACAAGGATCGTCTGATCGACACGATTGCCAGGTCTGGCCTGAAGCTGCCGCGCGAATACAAGCTGTTCGGCAAGTCGTTCGACGGCCTGGACTTGCGATTCCTGTACCCACTGAAAAAGCACTGCCCGCGCGACTACCAGAAGGTGCTCGACTGGTTCCCGCTGGCCGAACTGGAGTTGTTCCGGTACGAGTGCTCGCTGAGCAACGAGGATGACGAATGAAGCTGTCGAAACTGCCCTCACTCCCGGCGCTTCCGGCGCTGCCCAAGCTCAGCCGAGCCGATGCGCCAGATCTTCCCGAACTGCCCAGCCTGCCCGCGCCTGGCGCCGGGCTGCTGCCAGAGCAGCCGGTCGACCCGCTGGCTGGCTTTGAGCCCACCGGCGACCTCGAGGCCGACGCGGCCGGGGAGTTGTCCGCCGCGCTGTCTGCGTTCAAGGAACGGACCGACAACGAGCAAAAGCGGTTCAAGCTGGCAGTCGACACCGAATACTGGTTCTGCGTGTGCTTCCAGTCCCGAGAGCAGAAGGACGCCTTCCTGGCAGCCATGGAATGGACCAAGATTGGCGACAAGTATCTGGACGGCACCAAGGTGGCCAAGAAGCTGGGGGTGAAGCTGCCCCCGCGAGGGGCAGCCTACAACGTGTCGGCCCGGGTGGACCGCCGGCTCAACGACCTCACCGATAAGGACCAGTGATGGGCAAGTCGAAGAAGCCGCCCGGCAAGGGCGGCGGTAAGAAGAAGTGCTGACGCAACGTCGGCGCAGTAGCACCTGATCCCCCGCGCGGCGTCCGCTGCGCGTTCTTCCCCCGTGTTTCACCGTACCGCCCGGTTCCCGGCGGCAATTCCCTTGCAAGGAGCAAGTCATGCGCAATCGCGCCTTTCGCAACAACGCCGCCCAGCGGCCCGGCTTCAACACCTCGATGCGCAACCTGTTCGCGCAGGCGTCGGGCATCAATCCGCGCACCGGCGCACGGCTCAACGCCGGCCAGCGCCGCGCTGCGGGCGAGGCCGCCGAGGCCTACTGATCCGAGAGGATCGCAGCACGCTCGGGTAACTCCGGGCGTGCGCCTACCCCACCCCTATGCCTGAATCCCCCACATCCCAACGCCGCCTGAAGGCCTACGACATGAGCCTGCAGGCGCTCGAATTCCGCAAGATGGGCGCGAGCTATTCCGCGATCTGCGCCCAGCTGATGGACCCGGACACCGACCCGCAGGTGCCGTACTACAAGAGCCGCCAGGCCGTGCAGATGGCGGTGAAGTCGATCCTCAAGCGAACGGCCGCTGAACCGGCTGCGGAAGTGCGCGGCCTTGCGCTTGAGCGGCTTGACGCGATGCTGTTGGGCGTTTGGGCGCGTGCTAGCGCCGGTGACGCCTGGGCGATAGATCGGGCGCTGGCCATCGAGGCCCGCCGCGCCTCTCTGCTGGGGCTGAATGCGCCCACGAAGATCGAGTCGGACAACAAGCACGAGGTCGCGCCGGGCGGGGTCATGATCGTGCCGGGCATGGCCACCGACCCCGCCGCGTGGGCCGAGCTGGTCGCCAAGCAGCAGGCCGATCTGATGGCCAAGACGGCTGCCGCGCAGGATGAGCCGCCCGCGCCGTGAGCAACTTTTACCCGCTGCCAGGCTCGCAGTGGGCGTTCCTGAGTTCCCCGGTGTTCGAGACCCTGTACGAGGGCACCCGGGGCAACGGCAAGACGCAGGCGTTGCTGATGGACTTCGCGCAGCACACGACGCCCCAGGCCAGGTTCGGCCCGTACTGGCGCGGGGTGCTGTTCCGCGAGACATACAAGCAGCTGGACGACGTGGTGGCCAAGAGCCTGCGGCTGTTCCGGGAGGTGTTCCCGCGCGCCAGGTTCAACGCCGGCAGCTACACCTGGAAGTGGCCGACGGGCGCTGAGCTGCTGCTGCGCCACTTCAAGTCACCGGCGGACTACTGGAATTACCACGGTCACGAATACCCGTGGATCGGCTGGGAAGAGCTCACGAACTGGGCGGCCAGTGACTGCTACGAATCGATGTTCGCCTGCTCGCGATCGCCCCAGCTGGGGATGCCGCGCAAGTACCGGGCGACATGCAACCCCTACGGCCGGGGCCACAACTGGGTGAAAGCCCGGTTCATCGACCCCGCGCCGCGCGGCACGATCATCACGGCCAACCGGATGCAGCGGATGGCCATTCATGGCGACGTGTCCGAGAACACGGTGCTGCTGAGGGCTGACCCGGAGTACCTGGCCAAGCTGGACGCGATCAGTGACCCGAACAAGCGGGCGGCCTGGCGGTACGGCAGCTGGGACATCACCAGCGGGGGCATGTTCGACGACCTGTGGCGGCGCGAGGTGCACGTCCTGGCCCCGTTCGAGATCCCCCCCGGCTGGAAGATCGATCGGGCGTTCGACTGGGGCTCCAGCAAGCCGTTCTCGGTGGGCTGGTGGGCCGAGTCCGACGGTACCGACGCGAAGATGGCCGACGGCACCACGCGCAGCTTCCCGCGCGGCACGGTGATCCGCATCGGTGAGTGGTACGGCTGGACCGGCAAGGAGAACGAGGGCCTGCGGCTGCTGGCCGCCGATGTGGCGGAAGGCATCCGCAAGCGCGAGGAGGCCATGGGCATCGCCGAGCGGGTGATTCCTGGCCCGGCCGACACCTCGATCTTCGACATCGAGAACGGCAACACCATTTCCGGCGACATGGCCGCGGCCGGGGTGTACTGGACCTACGCTGACAAGTCGCCTGGCTCGCGCAAGCAGGGCTGGGAGGCGATCCGCGGCCGGCTGCAGAACTCCACCAAACGGGAGGGCCCGGGGCTCTACACGTTCCACACCTGCCTGCAGTTCCTGCGGACCTTCGTGCCCTTGCCGCGCGATGAGGCGGACCCCGACGACGTTGATTCGAGCGTCGAGGATCACATCGGCGACGAAGTGCGGTACCGCGTCTACACCGGCAGCCGTTCGGCCACCAACCAACCATTGGAACTGTGAGAAATGACGAACGACCAAGTGGACCATCGTTCGGCGGCGGCCTCGCGCGATGAAGACCAGGTGCAGATGGCCCGGGACCTGATGGGCGGCACAGCCGCGATGCGCCAGGCCGGTGGCCGGTACCTTTACAAGGCCCCGGCCGAGTCACCGAAGTCTTACGAGTACCGGAAGAAGGTGGCCACTCTGTTCCCGGCCTACAAGCGCACGGTGGAGGTGCTGGTCGGTAAGCCGATGAGCAAGCCGATCACCCTGTCCGACGACATCGACGCGGACATCAAGGCCTTCACCGACGACATCGATACCGAGGGTCGCAATCTGCATGTGTTCGTGACCGACGTGATCAAGTCGGCGCTGGCCTACGGGTTCTGCGGCATCCTGGTGGAGTCGCCCGAGGCCCCTGAAGGGCTCACGCAAGAGCAGGAGAAGGCGCTGGGCATCCGCCCGTACTGGGTCAAGATCGAGCGGTGGCAGGTCCTGGGGTGGCGGCTGAAGCGCGTCGGCGGCATGTGGTCGCTCGCGCAGCTGCGGTTCAAGGAGGCGGTGGCAGAGGAGGACGGGCAGTTCGGCGAGAAGGAGGTCGAGCAGATCCGGGTGCTGGAGCCTGGCAAGTGGCGGACCTATCGCAAGAAGATCGTTCAGGGCCAGAGCACCGCCGAATGGGTCGAAGACAAACGGGGTGAGGTGCGCGGCGTGACCGAGATCCCCTTTGTGCCTGTCTACGGTCACCAGGCGGCGCTGATGCAGGGGAACATGCCTCTGATAGACGTGGCCTACCTGAACGTCGAGCACTACCAGTCGACCAGCGACCAGCGAAACATCGTGCGGGTCGGTCGGGTGCCGATCCTGAAGGCGACCGGCATCGTCGACCCGAAGTGGACCCTCGATGTCGGGGCCTCGACCGCCGTGCGGCTGCCACCCGGAGCCGACCTGTCCTACGTCGAGCACGGTGGGCAGTCGATCGGTGCAGGCCGGCAGGAGATCATCGACATTGAGGAGCGCATGCGCCAGTCGGGCGCTGAGTTGCTGGTGCTGGCCCCAGGCCAGGTCACGGCCACCCAGGTGCACACCGAGAACGAGGCCGGCCGCTGCATCCTCGAGAGCATCGCGCTAAACACCGAGGACAGCGTGAACAAGGCGCTCGACCTGACGGCCCAGTTCCGGGGCCCGCTGCTCAAGGGCAAGCCCGGCAAGGCGAAGCTGTTCACCGACTTCGGCGTGGCGACCCTGGCGGAAGCCTCGACCCAGCTGGTGCTGGCGGGGGTCACGGCCCAAGTGGTGTCGAAGGAGACCGCCTTCAACGAGATGCAGCGCCGCGGCATCCTCTCGCCCGATCTGAAGTACGAGCAAGAGAAGGACCGCATCGAGGCCGACGGCCCGCCGCTGGGCACGGTGGGCCTGGAGGGCCAGCCGCCGCAGAACAATGGAGGCGGCGGTGCCGGGGCTCAACGACCTGCTGCATGACGCCTTCCTGTCGCACCAGGTCGATCTGCAGCAGTACTCGACCGGGGTGGTGCGGCAGATCGTCGGGCTGCTGAATAAGGTCGATGCCGACCTGGTCGCGCAGCTGCAGGCGGCCCTGGCCGATACGACACCCGACACGTTCAAGGTCAGCCAGCTCGAGCACCAGCTGGCCGCCGTGCGATCGATCACTCAGCATGCCTACCAGCTGACCCTGCAGACCCTGGCGGGTGAACTGCGCATGTTCGCCGAGGCCGAGGCCGACTGGAACAACCTGGTCTACCAGCTGGCCAGCCCCACGCGGGTGGTGCCGAACTTCGTGCGGATCGAAGCCGCCCAGGTTTACGCCGCGGCGATCGAGAACCCGTTCCGCGGCCGGCTGCTGTCGCAGTGGTCGCAGTCGCTGTCCGACCGCAGCATGGACCAGCTGCGCGATGCGGTGGCCATCGGCTACACCGAGGGCCAGACGACCAGCCAGATCATCGGCAGGATTCGCGGCACCAAGGCGGCCGGGTATGCCGACGGGGTGCTGCAGATGCGCCGGCGCGACGCCGAGGCGGTGGCCCGCACGGCTGTCTCGCACCTGGCCCAGACGGCCCGCAGCGAGGTGGAGCGCAACAACCGGGACCTGATCAAGGCGGTGAGGTGGGTGTCCACGCTGGATGGCCGCACGACCCCCGAGTGCCGGCTGCGCGACGGCAAACTGTTCACGCCCGAGGAGCACAAGCCGGTCGGCCACAAGGTCCCCTGGCTCGAGGGCCCGGGCCGGCTGCACTGGCGCTGCCGGTCCACGTCGGTACCGGTGCTGAAGTCGTTCCGGGACCTGGGCCTGGACATGGATGAGCCGAAGGGCACGCGGGCCAGCGAGGGCGGGCAAGTGGCCGCCGACATGTCCTACGCCGACTGGCTCAAGGCGCAGTCGGCCGCCCGGCAGGATGAAATCCTTGGCCCCACACGGGGCAAGCTGATGCGCGAAGGGAAGATGCCCTTCGACTCCTTCTACACCGACCGGGGCATTTACATGACCCTGGACCAGCTGCGGGCACGCAATGCCGCGGCGTTCAAACGAGCGGGGCTCTGACCATGATCCGAATCGTCTCCGACGGGCTGTCCTCGAAATCGCTGCGCGTGATCGACGCCGAAACCGGCCTGGAACTGAAGGGCATCATGAAGGTCGAGATCCTGATCGAGCCCGGCGAGGTCAACAAGGCCGTGCTGACCGTGGCTCTCGGGTCGATGGACCTGCAGGCGGACGAAGGCTACGTCTCGGCCCACCAGGCTGACGTTTACGTCGGCGCGAGGCTGGAGGAACTGCCGGCCGTGTTCTCTGTGGCCTGCACACCAGAGCCGGAGGTCTCGCCTGCGGAAGATCTTGCGGCTGTGTTCTCTCTCGAGAGCCAGGGTGTGACCTTGCACGTTCTGGACGAAGTTTCCGAGTTCCCCCCGAGCCGCAGCTGGACGCCCGGCCATGAGCCATGGGCCACCCTGCGCCGGCGGCTGGACGACATCGATCGAAGCCTGAGCGGGATGCAGGCAAATGCAGGCAAGGATGCAGGCACCTGCACCCCCGCCGGCCTGGCCGTCGACGGCGGCTACAAGGGCCTGCGCGGCTGATCAACCGGAGAAACCGTCGTGCATCGACGGAGGTTTCCGGGAACAAATTTGCGGGGTAGAGCAGTTGGCAGCTCGGCGGGCTCATAACCCGTAGGTCGCCGGTTCGAGTCCGGCCCCCGCAACCATCACACGAAGCCCGCCATCGCGCGGGCTTTGTCGTTTCTGCCTGCCGGACGGATGCCCGCGGGCGCACCGGGCTGGATAGCCCATCAAGACAGAGCCGGATGGCTCAGAGAGACCAGCGATGAAACTGAAGCTCGACGACAAAGGCGCGGTGGTGGTGCAGGACGGCAAGCCCGTCTACACCAACGATGAAGGCAAGGAAAT